TAGTGGAGGAGTAACTGGTATAGCAACAGCAGTTATGATTGGTGGAATAAATGTTTGTAACTTGAATGCAAATCCAAAACTACAATCAGTACAGCAAGTACAAGTAATAAATGCTGGATCTGGATACACATCTAATCCAGGAGTACGATTTATCTCAAACACTGGTACAGGTGCTGCAGGAGTAGTTGGTATATCAACAACCGGAGGAGTTGGTATAGTAACTGTAAATGTTGCTGGATCAGGATATGTAACAGCACCAACAGTAACATTCACTCCACCAAAACACGTTGGTGCAGCGGCGACTGCAATTCTAGATTCACCTATAGTAGGTGGTGGAGTTAGTGTGACATCTGCTCCAATAAGTGTAGGAGCATCTTCTTTCCTCTTCCCAGGAGGAACCACTGGTGGTGTATTCTATGCAACTGCACCAACAGTCACATTTGATTTACCGACCGGAACAGGAAATGCCGCAGCAGCTGCTGCAACTCTTGATGAACTAGCACAAACTGGAGGAACAGTAGAAACTCTTGGATTAACGACTGGAGGTAAATTCTATACTAGTGTTCCATCAGTCTCGATTTCACATCCAGGAACAAGTTTTGCATCTGCAACTATAGGAATCGCAGGATCATCTATTAGTCCTGGTTCTATTGCATTTAGTACCACTGGTAGAGCATATACAACTGCACCTACTGTTGCTATTAGCACATCTGGTGTCATGGATGCTCCAACTCAAGTTGCTGTTGGTATTGCAACAATTCATCCGATAACCGGTATTATTACTGCAGTATCCTTTAATATCTCAGATTCTTGGGCAACAGGGACAGGGGCAACAATTGGTGCTGGATATACAGTAGCACCTAGTATTTCTTTCTCTGGAAGTCCATCACCAGTACAAGCAACTGCCAGTGTTACTGTGTCTGTTGCAGGGACTGTAAGCACCATTAGTATTGGAAATAGTGGATTTGGTTATCTAACGACTCCAACGGTCTCTATTGCGTCTCCAGGGGGTGCTGATGAACAGTTTAGAGCACTTGGTGTTGCGACTATAAGATCCACATCAATTAAGACTCAAGGAACAATTGGCATTGGATCTACTTCAATTACTGGTGTGACGACTACAAATGTTATAGTTGGTGATAGAGTAAGACTCGGTATTGGTTATAGTGATCTTTATAATTTCATACCTGCAGAGACTTTCGTCACTACAATCGAATCAAATACTATATTCATGAACAACGCAGCAACTAATGTTGGCATTGCAACATCTGTATTTGAATTTGGTAGAGCAAACTGTGGTGTTGTTACAGGTATTGCAGTTACATTTGGTGGTGGTGGATATTTATCTCCACCAAATGTAACAATAACCAACGAAGTTTCTGAGAAGAACTATATCAACTTCCCAGGAATATCAACAGCAACTGGTATATCAACGATAAGTCCTGGTGGAACAGTTTCAAGTATCAATATTTTAGATTCTGGATATGGATATGTAATTACTCCAGAAGTAACATTATCAAATCCAGAAAGTGAGGGTACGGGAACGTTCACTTTCAATGAAATAGTGACAGGATCTTCTAGTGGTACAACAGCAAGAGTTAGGACATGGGATGCATCATCTAATGTTCTTATAGTTGGAACTGTATCTGGAGAATTTATATCTGGTGAAACATTAGTCGGTTCAACTTCTGGTGCTTCTTATGAGTTGCGAATTGTTGATGTTCAACCTGCTGACGACGGATTTGCGGATAATATAAACATTGAAACCGAAGCTGATTCAATTATTGACTTCAGTGAGCAGAATCCATTTGGGATGCCCTAAATAAAAATATCTTAATATAGAGATATTGTAGGACCTAAAAAATGTTTGAATATTTTTACAACGAAATTTTGAGGAGGACCATTATATCTTTTGGCACCCTTTTTAATAATATTTCAATTAAGCACTTAGACTCTGATGACAATACTGTCAGTGTTGTAAAAATTCCTTTAGCTTATGGACCTACTCAAAAATTTCTAGCAAGAATAGAGCAATCTCCAGATTTAAATAAACCATTTGCTATTACTCTTCCGAGAATGTCATTTGAGTTCACTGGTTTAACTTATGATCCATCAAGAAAAGTATCTACAACATCTACTTTTACAGTTAAAGATCCTAATGATGGGAAAGAGACTAAAAAGTCTTACATGCCAGTTCCATATAATATGCAATTTGAACTTGCTATTATGTGTAAATTAAATGATGATGCACTTCAAATTGTAGAACAAATTTTACCATATTTTCAACCGGCATATAATTTAACAGTAGAGTTGGTTGAAGCACTTCAAGAAAAAAGAGATATTCCTGTTATCTTGGAGAATGTTACAATGCAGGATGATTATGAAGGAGATTTTTCTAGTAGAAGAGTTCTTCTTTATACTATGAGATTTACTGCAAAAACATATTTGTTTGGTCCTGCATCTGCTGCAACCAAGGATATCATCAAAAAGGCTACCGTCAGTTACCTTACAGGTACAGATACTTCAAATGCTACCAGAGAGGTTTCCTACTCTGTCGAACCTAGGGCAATCAAGAATTACACAGGAAACGCAGCAACAACACTGGCAGAAGATATTACAAAAGCAAAAACAGCATTCAATGTTGCTGATGCTAGTGGTCTTACCAATAACACCTATGTTGATCTAAATGGAGAGGAAATCTTTATTACTAAGATAACTGGAAATAGACTCAATGTAAAGAGAGGTCAAGATGGAACAAATATCACTGATCACTTAACAGGTGAAGAAATCTTTATAATTGATGCACAAGATAGTGCATTAATTGAAACTGGAGATGATTTTGGATTTAGTGGTGGATTCTAGTAACTATTATGACAAACAAATTTGATAATCTCAATGATACTTTTAATACTTCTGATGATGTAATCAAACCAGAGGTAATTGAACATAAAATTAAAAAAGTAAAAGAAGGTGTTGATGATATTAAAAAAGATTATGAATATACTAGAGGAAATCTTTACTCTATTATTGAAAAAGGACAAGAAGCTCTTAATGGAGTTTTAGAACTTGCTCAAGAAAGTGAAATGCCTAGAGCATATGAAGTTGCAGGACAATTGATTAAAAATGTTGCTGATGCAACAGATAAATTATTAGATTTACAGAAAAAACTAAAAGATGTAGAGGAAGAAAGTAAATCAAAAGGACCATCAACGGTCAATAATGCATTATTTGTAGGATCTACAGCAGAATTAGCAAAGATGCTCAAAGATGGATTAAAAGAGGACAATAAATAGAAAGATAGAGGAGATATATTAAAGTGGCACTTAAGAAGCCTTCAGATTTTTTCGGTAAGAATAAAAAAACTCACCTTGATGAAGTAAAGGAGAGTTATGATTCTGCGTGTCCAGAAAAAATAGAACAGGTTTCAGAGGCATTTGGAACGTTCAAAGAAAACTTAAATCATATTCAATCGTTATCTGACTTTACTTCTACCTTTGATAGTTTTAAAAATAATTTAGAAAAAGTAGAGAGTGTCTCTGGTCAAGTTAGTGAAATAAAAGAAGAGATAAAAAGTTTAATCAAAAAAGAAGATTTAGATAGTGCTATGATGGCACAACTTCTTTTTGTAGAAGAATCAATATCTAAAATTGAATCCAAAATATCATCGATTAACGGCAAAACGGTTGATAAGATCAGAGAAGATTTTGTAGATCTTTCTAATTCTGTTGGATCTTTTCTTAATGTTGATGCGCCAAAGTATAAAAAATTAATTTCAGAATCTGAAGTTAGAATAGATGGTAGATTTGATACTTTTAAAAATAATGTAGAAGAAAACTTAAATACTATTAAAGTAGATGTAGGTAACGAAGTTACCACTGCTTTGGAATCTATTGAAAGTGCAAATGAAAATACTATCAATATAGTCAAAGCAGAATTTAAAGAAACTATTAGAGATGTTAATAAAAATGTAGATGAGTTAGTAGAAAAAGAACTTCCGAAATATAATAAACTTTTTGCAGAAACAGAAGTAAGAACAGAAGAAAAAATTAATGAGGTAATTGATTCTTACAAAAAAAATATTGAAGATCTTAATGCAAAGGTAAAACTGTTTACTGAAACAGAGATACCAAAGTATAGCAATCTTTTAATTGAAACTAAACTTAAGTCTGAAAAAGAAGTAAAGGATTTAGAAGAAGAAGTTCTTTCTAAGGTTAATGCTTTATCAGAAAAAGTTCAATTTATTTCTGAAGGTATTCCAGAAAAAACTTCTGAAAAAATACAAGAACTTAAGGATGTAGCTGATCAATATAAAGAAGAGATAGATTCTATCTCTAAAAAATATCAGTCTCTGTATAAAGATTTTAAGAAAAGAGAAGTTAGTGAAAATGAAAAGTTAGAAAATTATTCTCAAGATATTGAAAAGTATCATAAGAGGTTTGATTTTCTAGCAGAAACAGTTACTGAAGATATTGTAGAAATTCAAAATGTTTTAGTAGCATCTAATGAAAATTATCATGCTAGTTTAAAAACTGAAGTAGTAAAGTTTAGAAATAAAATTTCCGAACAGATGAAAGGTCTTGAGATGGACCTTACTGTTAATGAAAAGCATATTAAAAAACAAAATGATAATATTGAGGGTATTAGAGAAGAAATAAAAGGAGTATTTGATAAACTTCAGTTAGATTTATTAGAAGAAAAAAATAAAGAATTAGTCAATAAAATAAACCTTATTGAAGAAAAAATATCAGACTTCAATGAGAAAAAACTTTTAACTGAGGATAATCCAACTTTACCTGGCGATCCTTCTACAGATAATTCAAGAGATCCTTTAACTCCTTTAAATCAAAAGTTTGCAACACTTGATGATCTTCAAAATCACTACAGAACATTCATCAATAGAATTCAACAACAAATTGCTACAATTGGTGGCGGTGGTGCTGGATTTATAAAAGATCTCGATGATGTAACATTTGATCAGACTACTGGACAGGGTGAATTATTAATTTACAATGGATCTAAGTGGGTAGGTATCGCTAGTACTGCAGTTGGTGGTGGTGCTGCATCTGAATTAGCAGAAAATGCAATAGGAACTAATTTAACTTTAAGTGGAAATTTAAATGTTACTGGTGATATTGTATATGATGAAGCAAATGCTAGAAATTGGAATGTAAGTGGAATAGCAACTGCCACTAAATTACATGTTGGTGTTGATACCGGTTTTTATAATGAAGACCTAGTTGTAAATGGTGATGCAAGAGTTACTGGTATTCTAACTATCGGTACAGGATCAATTACACTTGACCCCAATCAAAAGAAAATTAGTGGTGTTGATGAGATAATTATTGGTACTGCAACTACAGTCAGGATTCATCAAGATACTTCTGGAGAAGTTGTATTCAGTGATAGAGAAGGCAAACAAGCATCTGTTGGAATTGGTACGACGGTTTCTATCAATACAACTGGTATTGTTACTGCTGCTACTTTAAAAGCAACAACTGCTTTCTATCCACCAATTTATACAACAACACAAAGAGATGCTGGTTCATTTGGTGAAGGGGCAATAATTTTTAATACAACTGTCAAAAAAATGGAATTCTATGATGGGACTAATTGGCAGTCATTGCCTGGTATGACACTTGGACTTACTGTAGCACTTGATGGATGATAAATAATAACGAGTAATTACTCTTTTGAATGGCTAAGAACGGTAAATGTAAAGCAGGACATTATTACTGCTATACTGACAAAAAATGTAAACCTATTCCTAAAGGGTTTAAGATGGTCGGTCGTGCCGGATATCTTCGTAAGGAGAATGGTCATTCTGTGGATGATGAGAATAAGAATGGAAACGGTTCCAATGGTAATGGAAATGGTGGTAACGGAAACGGTGGAGGAGTAAGTGAATCGAAAAGTGGTGATTCTTCTCTGCGTGACTGGTTTGGCAAGAGTAAGTCTAGTGATGGCAAGCCTGGTTGGGTTCAACTGGGTGGGAAATACTCTGGAAAACCT